CAACAAGAAGCAGTTAAAAGAGCTTCTATTAAAGTTGTAAAATATGGACAATCATTCGGTTATGACTTGTCTGCAGCTACTGATAGGTTACCAATTGTCTTGCAAGAAGCAGTGCTTCAACCATTAATAGGGGTTGAGGCTGCTTCCTCTTGAAGACAACTGTTGATTAACCGTGATTACAAGCTACTATACCCTGATAAGTCAGGTATAGATGTAATAACTGTTAAATATGCAGTTGGTCAACCTATGGGTGCATTATCGAGTTGAGCAATGCTCGCCCTTACTCATCACTTAATTGTTCAACAGGCATATAATAATGTAAGGGGTCTTTTCCCCTATAACAAATGATATACTGAATATGAATTATTAGGTGATGACATAGTTTTATTCGAAAAGGACATTGCAGAAGAATACTTGTCATTAATGAAAGGTTACGGGGTTGGTATTAATCTATCCAAATCCGTGGTCTCTCATAATAAAAGTTTTGAATTTGCAAAGGTCTCTTGAATAAATGGGTTTTATGTATCCGCTATTTCTTGAAAGATGTTTATATCTCAAAATAACGCAATGGGTAGAATTAATATACTATTCCAACTATTGCCTAAAATGAATATAAAACATCCGATACGTTACATTAAAAGAGTAACGTCTCGTAGCATCTTGGAGCTTGGATCTTACAAATTTAATTTGCTAGGTCTACTCTCCATGCTTGCTAATTCAGGAAAGATAACGTTACAAGAACTCCTGAAAACATTAATGTCACCAATGGAACAACCAAAACGTTTTTTACTAAAGGACAGTTTATTATTCTTGAACGAAAAATACGCTGAAACCTTAATAACTGACATTTTAGCTGGACGTCCTTTACATCTCAGAGCAGATAAATGAATATCTTCTGTAATGAGAATGGACGTACCATGGTACAATATTGCTTTGCTTACTAGGATGACAAAAATAAAGTTAGACCTAGGAAGTGAAGATCAGATTCTTTTTTCGTTTACTAGCAAGCTTATTGATAGTCTCTGTGGATCGGATTTCATCCATCCTGGTTATCGTAAAATATTCTTTGAGGACATACTTTCGGGAGATGAACTCTACCCAAATGTATTAACCTTAAGGGATCATTATTGATTTTTCCAGTCATTAGCTAAAGATCTCCTAGGAAATCTAGAGTTTTATGACACAGGTTCTACTGATAAGACTGTAGATACTCTTACAGATCTTGTTTTAACAAACGAAAAATTTGACAGACTTTTAGAAGTCTTAAAATTAGTCGATCGTTCTAACGAGAAATTAAAGGGTATCGCCTTGGCAAGAATTTCTGATAAATCTCCATTTAAAGTCTTAAAGTTCGTTAAACGGGCTGATTTCGTAAGAAACCAAGTCGTTCAAGATGAACAAAAAGGCTGATTTGTAGATAGATCAGAACAACATTTTGTGGAAGATTTACACTTCCTATTACAAAATGATGAGTCCTTGAGAAAGGTTCGTGTCCGTTATCTTTAGAAAGATTAAGTTTGTTGTCTCTCCTATGAGAAGCAACTTATTAACATTCTTTTTTAAATGTAAAGGAAGCCTTACGGTTTGGCTAATTAGG